TCGCGTCACCGCTTATTGTAGCCGACCCTCCAGTCCATCCAGACGCGCCTGTCGCCGATGTCGACTGCCAAATAGCAGTCTCGATGTTAGCGGCGATCTTCTTAGCCTTCTGCGTTGCGAAAGCCTGTTCAAACGGAACGCCTTCATAGTTGCTGCCCTGCGAAAGCTGGGTGGCAAGCCACTTGGTTTCCAACTCGCGAGGGCACAACTCCTCTTGCACCTTCACACGCGCAACGCTGATAACGCGCTGGCTGAATGAGGTTGTGCCGTTGGCTACCCACGCGCACGCTGTAGCCGATTGAAACACGGCGTCGGTGTCCATAAGGTTCAACGCCTCTTGATTTTTTACGCCCACGCGTTTCTGCATCAGCGTCTGCGTTTTCGCGTCGAAAACGGCAGTGGTCAACAACGGGAGCTTGTTCTGCTCCACATAGTCGGTTAGTCCTCCAATTGAAAATGACATAGTTTATTTTTTAAGGGTTTTTAGGGTTTCATTCAATTCTGCAAGACGGTTGGCGCGGCTCATCTTCACCGACTCCACAACCGCGTCACTTGCTCTTTTCTTTGGCGCAGCGGTAGGCATCTGCGCCAACGCTGACAACGCCGTGTCAATCGTGCTGAACCTTGCGGCGTTAGCTTCAACCTCGCCGCCCATCTTTGCCATCATCTCCTCGACCTTTGCAGCCAAGGCAGCGATAGCCGCCTCCATAGCTTGCATCCTCTCCTCATGCGGATCAGCAGGCATCTCTTCGCCTTCGGGTGTGACTTCAATCTCTACCTCTTGCGCCTCAACAGCTTCAGGTGCCGGTGCCGGTGCAGCGTCGCCGATCTCGACAATCTTACCGCCTTCGGTAGTCACCACTCCAACTTCGGGGATGCTGTGTGCGCCATCGGGTGCAGGCAGCAGTCCCTCTTCGGTCACGACGTAGACCAGCGTGCCAACGGCTAGCTCGCCATCCACGCGGATCATCGTGCCATCCTCCAACTTGTAGTCGCTGAACGCCAACAGCGCAGCGGCTGGTGCTGGCGCAGCGGAGAAGCTACGCAGCACGCGGGTTAATTCTGAAATTCGATCTGATAGGTTCATAGTGTTAAATATCATTGGTTTTGATAGTATGCAAAAAACTCTCAAAGGCTTGAGCGAACTCCGCCATCGCCACCTCTATCTCCGTGTCCGTAGGTTGCATCCCGAAGTAGCCTTCAATGCTGAACCCGGTGAACTGGTCGCGCTCCTCCCAGACTTTGTCGTTCTCGACCTTGAATGATCCAAACCAGCTGCCATCCTTCGCATCCTCGTAGCCCTTGGGTGGGTTGATGCCGCGCTCCATGTCGATCAGGTAACTCTCGAACATATAGACGCCATCAATGGCGGTGCTGTGTTCGGCGTTCACGTTATGCTGGTTGCCCTGCTTAAAATACTTCTGCACCATCTTGCGGATCGTTTCCTTCTGGAAGATCACGAAGTATTCGCCCCGCGTTTTGTCGCGGCGTATGATCGGCGTGTCTGCAAGCATCAACGGCCCTGTTAGTACGCGCTTTTCGCCTGTTTCGGTGAACCGCATCTTCTCCTTGCTGAACGCCTGAAATGGCCGCTCAATTGCAGGGGATTCAACGAGTGCGACGTAGCTGACGCCTTCGTCAACTTCGTCAATGGTCATCAGGTAAACTGGTAGTTCCATAGCCTTAAATATCATCAATTCGCCAACTGTGCAAATTCGCTGATCCTACGCAATCGCCCTGATACTGTGCGCACGTCGGATTCGACGACATACGCGCGCATGCTTTGACCTTGCCCTGCGCCTGCACCTTCATTCGGGTTAGTTAGCTGGCTATTCGGGTTCATCACTCCGCCTCCCGATGCGAAGCCTCCTGTCGTTGGCGGTGCTGATCCGCCGCCGCCTCCGCCGCCAGTCACTGCCGATGGCGACTGAAACGTCTGCTTGCTGATCTGCTGCACGCGAAGCAACCCTGCCGCAACAGCCGCTGCCGCCGCAATGGTAGCGCGCACTGGTGCCGATGGATCGGGTATCACCATCTGCGACCTATACGCCCCTTGTGCAGCGCTGAATGTTTCAATCAACGTCTGCGCCATCGACATCTTCTTGTTAATCTCAAAAGCACGACGCTGTGACCTCTCGCTCTTACCTGCAAACAGCGTAGACAGGTTGCCGAGCGTCTGAAACGTTTTAGCTGCGGTGTCAATCTTCATCTGCTCCAGCCTTTCTTCCTCCTGCTGCATGCGCCGTTGCAAGTCCAGTTGGTATTTTATGCTTGTGCCTCGCTTTTGCAATTTGACATCTTCATTGCTGCGCGTAGTCGCTAACATTTTGTCTAAATGCTCTTGCAGTGTGATCTGCTCTGCCCTGTACTCCATCTCATTCTCCTTCTTTCGCTTTTCAAAATCTGCTTTCGCCTGCAATGCCCTTGCCGCTCTTGCATCTTGGAGGATTCTATTTTCTTCGGCAATCTTGACTTTTAGCAACTGAATCTCTTGCATGTATTGCAATTCAAGGTCGCGCTGCGCTTGCGTTGAGTTCTCCTTCATCTGCACCCTCAACACCGCAAGGAATGACAATGACGTTTGTAGGTCACGCTCAAATCGCGCCATTCTAATCTTGGCGATCTGCTCATCAGTCGCGCCCTCTGCCTTCAACTTGCGCTCGTAGAGGTCAAGCATGTTGACCGATTCAAATAGTGACTTATTTAAGTCCTTTTGTGCCTCATTTTGGTCATCGGTCTTGCTCGTGAATCGTATCATAGCTTCAATCGCAAATCCTAACGCAACCACAACCGCACCAATGCCAGTGGTGACTAATGCAATCCTAAACGCCTTCAGCGCCCCTGTGCTGGTGCCCACTGCCAACGCATAGGCACGCTGCGCCGCCGCGTTCAGGTTGACCATCAGCGCGGAGTCCTTGTTCAGCGCATTGGCAACAGCCGTTGCACCATTGACTAACGCCAACGCCGCCTGCACCTTCATCATTGCCTTCTGAACATCCTCGCTCTCCTCGCCGAACAGCGCGGCTGCACCTTGCGCAACGGCAAAGCCGCCTGCGATGCCTTGGATAGCAGAGGTGAACGTGTCCAGCGTCCGCGTATCCGATGCCAACGCCTTGACCTGTGCGCTTGTGTCACCGATGGCATCCTTCAGCGAGCCTGCCTCGGCAGCCATCCGCCGGAACTGGTCGGTGTTCTTCTGGCCAGCCGCTTCGAGGTCAAGCATCTGCTTTTGCAAGTCGCGGAGGCGCGCCTTTGCCGACTGCGTCGCCTTCTGGGTGTCGTCCTCCGCCCTGACCTTGACGGTGATCTCTTTGTCTACTTCTGCCATTATTTGCCTTTTATTGGGTTGACGATTTGCGGGTAATACTCACCTTGCACCTCCGCGTTGAGGTTGTAGTTGCCAACAGGGTTGACCGACTGCGCGCTGAACTCTGCAAGGTTTAAGATGCGGCGCAGCGTCACCCGGCACATGACGTTCTGCCCGATCCTGTAATCTTTTATCTCAAGCAACCGCCACTTGATGCCGTGCCAGTAAATCGGGATGCGGAAGTCAAGCGTCGCGATGTCGCTTACGGTCAGCAGGAAGGTTGCCTCAACCTGCATCGCCTCCTTGCTCGCTATTTCTTCGATGTAGTTGCGCCAGTAGGTGTTGAATAGGTTATTGTTCGTGTACGGCGTAAATCCTGCCTGACCATCCGGCAAGGCGAAGTAAAGCTGCCGCGGCATACCAAACGCCAAGTCCTGACTTGGGTTGTATGGGTTGTCAACGTGACCAATATAGGGCAACGTGTCGCCACTCACCCAGCTACTTACCGTGGTCTTGAAGCCATCAATCCAAAGCCACGTTTCAACGCTGCCACTTGGTGACGGCTGCATCTTGACGTAGTTGTACTGCGCCAGCCTGTACCCTGTCTTCATCGTCCGTATGCTGCCATCCGCTTCCACATCCCACGTCCTGCCCATGACGATGTTCGTGCGGTATTGCGCCGGGATGACTGTCGCCGCCTTTGTTTCGATGACCTGCTCACCACGGCCGTAGAAGTTGTCGGTGTCGTACTGCCTCGATCCATAGCCTGTCTGCCAAGTGTTGCGGTACTGCTTGGATAGCGCCTCGCCACCATCGCGGTAGGCAAAGGTGAAGCGCTTGCGTAATTCAGGATCGCCGCATACCATTGTCATCTCCGCGTTTTCGTCGGACTTCTGCGACCAATCCATTGATCCGCTGGAGTAGAAGGTAGTCCACGGCTCAATGTAGATGAGTGACGGATCTTGCGGCGACTGGTAGAAGTACAGGTTGAACATCTTCTGCAAGTCGGCAAGTAGGTCAATCTGCAAGGTGTCGGCAGGTAGCGCCGTGCGCATGTCGATAGATTGGCCGACGACGGAGAAGCGCTCCAGTAGGTTGATCTGCAACGTACCGGCGTCCATCGTTGAGCCTGCTGTGTCGCAGTCAATCGTTATCTTCAACGTGCCAGCGGCGAGGAAAAGGAGGGTAGCGTCAAGAGATAGAACGCGTTCCGTAGTGCCAATTGTTTCGGTGATTTGGATGTTGTTGCCATACTGATCCTTAAGCACGTTGCCGGCATTGTCCTTCGCTGATATGATGAACGTAGTCGGATCAGCACCGCCAGCGAAAAGGCCTTCAAAGCGCAGTCGATATATGCCTATATATTGGCTGCTACTTGTGTACAGCCCAGTCGTAGTGTTGACCTTGCCGTCGCCACCGTTGAAGAACGGATCGCCAGTTTCGTCAAAGATGATCGTCTTTTCTTCGGCGGCATCCCACGTCACCAACTCGCTGCCAACATAGCACTTATCCGAGGCGCTAACATAAGCGAAGGCGTCGCCCGCGTAAGGGATAACCATGCGCTCAAACTCCGCAGTGTTAAAGAAAGCCGACTGATAGCGATAGCCGTGCTGCGCGAAAATCAAGTCGACCATCTTCTTGACCCAAATGTTTGGCCGCATCAACTCAATCGGGATCAACCTGTCGAAGATTGGCGTGACTGAACTAAACAGCGGCGCAAGCGGCCCTAATGGATTGCTGACATCGTAGCAGTGGAAGTGGCCAGCCGCGTCGATAATACCGTAGACATAACCACTTGCATCGCTGTAACTGTCATCCCAAGTGCCTGTGACCAACGACACGCTGAAGGTGTGGTTCATGCCTGTCACTCCCACCGTGTCAACAAGCTTGACGTCAGCCATGTTGCTGAACAACGCCACCTCTTCGCCGTAGATGGCGACCTCATAGGTCGCTTGGTTCTTCATGACAGTCATCGACAATAGCTGCATAGTGCCAGTGAAAACCTGAACGCCGTCACTCCACACCGCGCACTTGACCTGCTTGTTTGGCGTGAACCCACCAACGAAACTCTGCACGTTGTAGGCGTGACGGAAAGCTGCGTCGTTGCCCTTGGTAGATGGCAACGCAATTGTCTTGCTGAACGCACCCTTGCGCTTGGTGACGTCAGCCAAGTCCTGAACGCTGAACGTGATGGCGATGTCGGTGTCGCCAGAAACGTCAAGGTCAAAGCCTGTCGATGGCGCATCCGCGTCCGGGTAGCAGACGAACTTCACGTTACTCATAGCGCGGTGTTTTCGTAGCCAACTTGAACGTCAACGCTGATCTGCTGCAACTTATCAACGACACGCTTGCGGACGTTGTAGGTGTTGGTCTGCACCACGACCGGCACAAGCTGCGTGCCAAGCTGAATCCAGCACTCCGGTGAGTAGATCATCTCTTGCAGCCATGTGAACTCCGCATCGGTGAGCCAGTCGCTGTTCAGCGTGTAGGTGTCGCGGTAGGTCACCGACCACTGCTTATCATAGACGTCATCGCCGTAGACGCTGGCGTTGTAGCCGTAGGTCTTGCGATCCACATCGACGCGCTGCCTGTTCATCCGTGTAAAGGTGTAGCCGTCAACACCGCCGTACATGTTCCGGAAGAAAACACGCAGGTCGTTGTAACGCTGGCAGTTGTCGATGACGTAGGTGTATGCAGCGGTGCGGCTGAACGCGCTTGTATTCGTGCCTGCCGTGTTGAAAGTAACCAAGACCGCAATCTTGCCGCCATCCGTAGGGAAGTTGACGCTCCCTGCGTTGCCGTCGGAACACTGCGAAGACGTGAGGTTGTACACCCCATAAGGACCGACGTTTATGATGTTGCTGATGGCCGAAACGCTGCCAGTCACCAGAAAGGCTGCACGCGGTGTGCCACCGTCGTAGCTGACGCGTAACGCTATGCCCGAAACGTTGGAAAGCACGCCGATGAAGTCGCTATCACTTGACGCGAGTGTCGAAGTCACTGGCCTGTTGCTGAACACCTTAATCGCTGGAGTATCCCCCGACACCGTCGCCGCTATGTACCCACTTGGCGAATAGGCCGCGTAGTCCTGCTGGCGAAACGCCGCCTGCCACGCGATCAGCGACGCTGATGCTGTGCCGCCTGTCGCCACGGTCGGAGGTGAGCCAAACTCCTCGCGGAAGGTCAGGTTCGTGTTGACAGCGTAGCCGCCATCCTGCCAGCCGCTCGTCAGCTGTGGTATCTTCGGCGCAATCATCGTCTCAACGACCTTGCTAACTCCGAAGAAGCCGTTGTTCGTCGTCGGCAGTTTGTCGCACTTCAAGCGCGCGGAGGAAAGCGACCCCGACACGTCGCACACATAGCGGAAGTTAGCTGAGGCGGTGTTGTTGCTCGACACAACCACGACGTCGCTGTTGCCGACAGGAAGCAGCGAAGGCAGCGCTGATATTACTGTTATGCTCATACGTTGATTGAAATTGATATTTCTTTGCCCACGACCTGCGCAATGCTGCTCACCAGTTCGTCCATCTTCGCGTCGCTTAGCACTGGGTTGAGGAATGGCCGCCCCTTGATGCCTCTGCGTTTTATTGACTTGGCGATGTTGTACGCCGCCGCGTCGATTTCGTCAGCAGGGATGCCGAGTGCTTTGT